CAAACCACGGTGTGGGAGATCGCCAACAACAATCCGTTCGGCAATCGACAGCGCGAGCAGAGTTGGGGACACGCCACGCAAAAGCCGGTCGAGTGCATGCGCCGTCCGATTGTCAACAACAGCCGGACCGGCGAGCTGGTTTATGACCCGTTTCTCGGTTCGGGCACGAGCCTGATCGCGGCCGAAATGACCGGTCGCATCTGCTGTGGCCTCGAGATCAGCCCGGCTTATGTCGATATTATCGTGCGACGCTGGCAAGCCTTTACCGGGCGGAGTGCGATCCATCAAGCCTCGGGTCAGTCATTCGATGAGCGCGCCGGCAGCCAGGATCCGGATGCATCGGGCTCCGCCGATGGCTAGAAAACCATTTGTCGTCAATGCTGCGATCCGCGAAAAGGTGCGCCATCTTGCCGGGCTTGGCGTTCCCCAGGACGATATCGCCAGGATTGTCCGATGCTCGCCAAAAACATTGCGCAAGCGGTGTCGTGATGACCTCGACTGCGGGGTCGCCGAGGCCAATGCCATAGTTTCCGGCTGTTTGTTTGCCGCTGCCAAGGGCGGTAATATCACGGCACAGATTTTCTGGCTCAAATCGCGGGGTCGTTGGCGGGAACGCGATGGGTCCGACCACCGGGCGGCGGACGGCGACACCGAAGCGAATTCACCGGTGGTCCTCGTGCTGCCCGACAACGGCCGAGACCCGGGGCTGGTGGGCATTCGAGACAATAACCTCGAGCGAAAGCGCCGACGCTGAGGTGGCGCACTCCTCGATCTATTGCAAGGGCGCTTTGTGCAGACCGGAAAATAGGGCGGGTGCTCTGCGGGCTGGCACCGGCTTCGCTGGCGCCGCGCAACCCACAACCTCGATATTCGAAGCGTGAGATATGGCAGCTCCATTTGCGGCGAAAATCGCGGCGCAGTCCGGACCGCAGACCGAGTTTCTGCGCAGCGGTGCCGACATCTGCGTCTATGGCGGCGCGGCGGGTGGCGGGAAGACGGCCGGTCTGATCTTGGAGCCGCTGCGCCATGTCGGTCGGGTCGCCAATTTCACCGCCGTCTTTTTCCGACGCACGATGCCCCAGATCACCAATCCCGGAGCGCTCTGGGATGAGAGCTTGAATTTTTACCCCCGACTTGGCGGTACTCCGCATCTGCGGATGCGCGAGTGGCGCTGGCCGCGCGGTGGCAAGATCAAGTTCTCACACCTGCAATTCGAAACCACGGTTTATGACTGGCAGGGTGCGCAGATTACGTTGATCTGCTTCGATGAACTGACGCATTTCTCGGCCCATCAATTCTTTTATATGGTGAGCCGCAACCGCTCGACCTGCGGTGTGCGGCCTTATATCCGCGCGACCTGCAACCCGGACGCGGACTCTTGGGTCGCGGACTTCCTTTCCTGGTGGATCGACCCGGAGAGCGGGCATCCGATCCCCGAGCGGGCCGGAGTGCTGCGCTATTTCGTCCGCATTGCCGAAAAAATCGTGTGGGCCGATCGCCCCGAAGAACTGATGAAAGACCTGCTCCAGGGCCAGGAATTGCCGCCGGGCATCGACCCGCCGCTGCCGATGAGCGTCACCTTCATCCCGGCGACGGTCTTTGACAATCCGGTGCTGCTGCGGGTCAACCCGGAATATCTGGCCTGGCTGTTGTCATTGCCGACACTCGAGCGCGAGCGGCTGCTCGCCGGCAATTGGAAGATCCGGCCCGCCGCTGGGCTGTATTTCAAACGGGAGTGGTGTGCCGTTGTCGACCAGGCTCCGGCGGATCTCGACATGGTTCGTTATTGGGATCTCGCCGCCACCGAAAAAACCGAGTTCAACGACCCGGATTGGACGGTCGGTGTCAAGCTTGGCCGCGATCGGAGCGGCGGGTATTGGCTGTTGGACATGGTGCGGGTGCGAGCCAACCCGGGCGACGTCGAACAGTTATTGCTCGATATTGCCGAGCAGGACGGCAAAAAGGTGCGCATCGGGTTCGGCAAGGATCCGGGGCAGGCCGGCAAGAGCCAGGCACTTCACCTGGTGCGCGTCCTCAGCGGCTTCACCGTAACGCCGGCCCCGGAAAGCGGCGACAAGCTGACCCGCTTCGGGCCGTTCAGCTCGCAGTGCCGCGCCGGCAATGTGAAGATCCGGCGCGGGTCATGGAACGAGGAGCTGTTCCGCGTCCTCGAAGGCTTCCCCGATCTCGCGCATGACGATGAGGTCGACGCCTGCAGCGGAGCCCTGGAAATGCTCAACCCTTACATGAATAGTTGGGGCATCTACGAACTCTACCGCCAGGAAGCAGAAGCCGCCGCCGAGCGCAGCAAGCCACAACCTGTTCAAACCGTGCCCCAGCCCGGCTCGATGGAGTGGTTCCAGGCGCAGAAGGAGAAAGGCTGAACCATGGCGGCTCCCGCACCGAGATATTTATGGATTATTTCGATAACCTGAACATACCGCTGGGAGGGCGGCGCGGGAGGGAGACTTCAGGGCCGGATCCGCACTCGCCTAGCCCCTGCGGAGCCAATCTCGATCGCGACATTGCACGACGAGGCCCACAGCACAGCCCGTCACACTCAGGTCGATCACTCTCGCATTCGGACCGGCTTTCGAGGTAGGTATCAAGCTCGCTTGCGCCGCCTTGCCGCGGGAGTGGTGGGCTCGGCTGCGGCCGATGCTTTCCGTTTCCGACCCCCGTTTGCACCAGGTATGGCAACGAGCATCGGCTGATGTGCACGAGGACGACTTACCGGATCGGAGTGCAGGGCAGCAGGGTTCTGCATCATCGGCGCCGCGGCTCCTGGCAGAGAATGGCCGCCCTGACGCGGACCAGGGTCGCGCTGCCACTCGCATCGCGCTTCGGCCGCATGATCCCGGAACCGGCCAGGAGATCGACAAACGCGAGATCGTCAAAGGATACGAATACGGTCGCGGCCAATTCGTCACGCTCACCCCCGAGGAATTGAAGGCGCTCGACGTCGAAAGCTCCACGGTGAACGATTTGCAACGTGTTCGGTCACGAGCCGGCGATCGCCGAATACGTGATAATGACCGTCGGCGGTCGGGCGGTGATGGTTAACGGTTTTCTCGACTGCGTAGAGCTGACCGATGCGATCGAGCGCTTCTTTAGCGATGGATGAGCCGGTGGCGGCGTGGACAGCAAAGAACTTGCGCCCCGGCGCCTATTGTCGCCTCCCTGGCACCGCCTCAGCGAAACGACGCTCTGGGTGCATCGTGAACGCCATCGCGCAGCCCAAGAGCAGGAGCGCGATCGACACGGCGAACGGCAAGACCCAACTTCCGGTGAGATCCACAATCAGACCAAAGGCGAGCGGCGATACGATCGCTGCGACCGCGGATCCCGTATTCATCAGCCCTGAACCCGTCCCGGCATATTGTGGCGCGATATCCATCGGGATCGACCAGATCGGGCCGATGACGAGCTCGAGGCAGAAAAACCCGCCGGCCAGGAAAAGGGCATCCAACGTCAGATTGGCGGTCGTGAATACGAGGCCGAGGCAGATCCCAGCGCCGATCATCGCGCCGACGATTACATTGCGGCGTGCTGCCTGTGGATCGCCTGTGCGCCTCAGGATGGCGTCGCTGATCATGCCCCCCGAAGTATCGCCGACGACGCCGGCGAAGAACACGGCGGAGGAGAACAGTGCCGCGTTTTTGAGGTCCAAATTGTAGTGGTCCTTGAAGAACGACGGCAGCCAGGTGATGAACAACCAGAATGACCATCCATAGCAGAAGTAGGTAATCGTCACCGGAAGGATGCGCAGCGTTAGCCGGCGCCAGGGCACCCGAGCCCGCATCTCGGCAGTCTCCTGAACCGGCAGCGACGCGAGCTCAGCCTCGGTTACGCCGCGGTGCTGGCGCGGGTCGTCGCGGAAGTACCACACCCAGACCAGCACCCATACGAGGCTGACAAGCCCGAGAAGGACAAAAGAACCGCGCCACGTTACCAGCCCAATCAACGCCGCCACCATCGGCGGTGTTATCGCGTTGCCGAGTCGGGCCGCTGAATGCACGAAGCCCTGAGCAAAACCGCGCCTGTCGCGCGCGACCCAATTCTGCATGGCCCGCGTCGCGGTCGGGAACGTTGCGCCCTCGCCAAAGCCCAGCATGAAGCGGATCCCGAAAAGGTCGCGCAGATCGCCGCCACGCGGTGCGCGCCGAGGCTGTCGATCAGCCGCCCGCCGGGCAGCATCATCAGCACATAGGCCCACAGGAACGAGGAGAACAGGTAGCCGAGGGTCACCGGCGACAGGCCGAACTCCTGCGCGATCGGGTGCCCGGCGAGCGACATGTTGACCCGGTCGGTGTAGCTGATCGTATTGAGCAGGAACAAAAGGAAATAAACCCAGAAGCGGCGATAAGTCATGTCTTGCGCTCCGTTTCCTCAGCCGGTTCGTTGGGCGGCAACGACCGCCGGCAGCGCGGCGATCCGCTACGCGTGGGAGAACATCCGCCGTCCGGCCGTCGGCAGCGTCATCGTCAGATCGAGCAGTTCGCCGATTCCACATGGTCGCCGGTGCTGTCGTAGGCGCGGCGCAGCAGCTCAAGAAGAAGCTGATCCGCGTTGCCGCTCACATGATGGAAACCGACGCCGGCGACCTCGAGTTGCGCGACGGCAAGGTAGGGTCAAAGGTGTGCCGGCGATGGAGAAGACTTTTCCCGAAGTCGCACTTCACGCTCACTATTTCCGGCTATCGATGCCCGATGATCCGAGCTTCACCAGCGGCCTCGACGCGAAACAAGTCTACGATCATCCGGTCACCACGCTGCCTTCACCCGATCGCAAAGATCTCGGGATCTTCTATCCAATCATGGGGCATATGTGCCACTTGCCGGTGGTCGAGGTCGACATCGAGACCGGCAAAATCAGGTTCCTCGCCTACGTCGCCGTGCACGATGCGGCACGCTCGTCAACCCCATGACCTTGGCGGGCCATGTGCGCGGCGGCATCGCTCAGGGGGTCGGGACCGCTCTTTATGAACAATACCATTATGACGAAAACGGTCAGCTCCTCACCGCGAATTTCATGGACTACCTGATCCCTACGCTTCATGAACTGCCGGAGGAGATCGTCGTCGGCCATGTCGAAACACCTTCCCCTTTTACGGAATACGGTATCAAGGGCGGCGGGGAAGGCGGTCGCATGGGCGCACCGCCGGCAGTCGCAAGCGCAGTCGAGGATGCACTACGGCCACTGGGAGTAGTGATCGACACTTTGCCGCTGACCCCGAAGCACGTCCGGACCTTGATCCGCGAAGCACAAGCGCTCCAGCAAGGCGCGGATTGAACGAGGTGCCCTCATCCGATTTTAGATTTTCACCAACGGGTCCGTTGACGGCGATCATCATCGACCTGCGGTGGAATCCGATGCGCCGGCCTGCGCACCTCGCCCGCGCCGGCCTATTTACAGGTGTCGTAATGTCGTATTTGAGCGGATAATTCGCGGCGATTACCGAGTTACATCTTGGTCACTCCGGGAATGACTTGCGCATCGCGCGGTGCTGCTGGCATAAGTCGGTTCCAGCCGGGAGCG